TATACACGTCAACCTTACACGAAACTTACAAGATTTGTTGCATTACTGCAACGCCGCTTGGTTGCCCTCCATTATCTACAGAATACTTACACGAACCTTACAACTAAAATGAATACTTAATGATTAGTTGGGTAGGCTGGAAACCCTATAAGAGCCATTATGAGTACCTTAGTACGTACCTAAAACGCCCCTATATATAGAGGGTAAGTAGTGTAGTACGTATGTATTCAATTATTATCAATATATTATAGGTATATTCAATATAATATTACTAGTAATAATATATAAATAATAGGTAAATACTTGATATATATAATAATATATAATATATTAACTATTAATAATATATAATATGGGGGTATATATAATATATAAACTGTTATATACTAATATACTATATATACATGTAATACTAAAGTAATAATATACTATATATATATAATACTATAGTATATATATTAATATATGCTTATATAATTATATTCTTATATAAATATATACTTATATAAATATATAACCATGTTCAATTTCAAAAAGGGGGGTTGGGGGGTTGGTTTTATATTGCACTAACCCTTAAAACTATCTCATAATAATTAACTGTTCCAGAACATTTCATTAAAAAGATTCCCACCCACCCACCACTATCGTGTTTAAATTGATTTTAAAAGGGTTTTAACAGCTTTTTAGGGGGTAGGTAAGGGGGTAGTAGCCTAACAGCCACAAAACGCCGTAAAACTCGTTTAAATGCGTTTACGTAAATTACTCAATATGATGACCTTTGTATATATATAAGGTCTAAGCATCTCATTAACTAACTATCACCCCTTTGCGGGTACATTACTAATAAGTTTATTAGGACTATTAATGGCAAAACTAACACTGAACACTATTGGGAGTAGATATGGGTCTATTGATGCGCTGAATGATAATTCAGACCTCATCGAAGCCGCATTTGAAAACACTCTCAGCCGAGATGGTACTGGCCCAAATAACATGCTGGCCAACCTAGACATGGATGACAATTCAATTTTGAATGTGGATCAATTCTATGCAAGTAAACTTTACCTTAATGGTGAAGTAGTAGTTCTTTCAGATTTAGCAATACTAAATAGGGTGAGTGTTAAAGACTTTGATGCTGTGGGTGATGGGGTAGCAGACGACACATTTGCAATTCAAGCCGCCGTTGATGCATGTTTTACAAGTGGTAAAACTGTGTATGTGGATGCAGGGACATACGCCGTAACCAGTATTAAGATTTATCCAAACACCATTCTTCAGTTTGATGCTAATGCAACATTTAAGCAAACAGCAAACGGGTTTGCCATTCGCACATCAACCAGCCCCTCTGTAACTGTCCCAACCACTTCTGTTCTTTATGCAAAGATTTTCAATGCACGAATCAACATGAACAACTGCACTGGTGCAGGGATATTTTTAGAAGGTGCTCAATCATGTGTTGTTGACAATGCGATTATTACCAACGTAGGTAGCGGAACATTTACGTACAACGATGGCGTAACTAACAACGCAAACTACCGCACATCAGCAATTATGATTAAGGGCATCACTGGTGTGGCTGGCCCTTACTACAACCAGATCAACCATTGCCGAGCTAATGGAGGCGGTAGCTCAAACACTAACAGCGGTATTTGGCTCGGCACAACCATTGGTAGTACAGACAATCAACGAGCTAACCTAAACCAAGTTAACCACTGCGTTTTTTCTTCGTTTGGTGAAGGCATCTCAATGTGGATAGGTAGCGACAATAGATTTATCCAACCAGAAGTTTCTAGCTGTGGAACAGGCATTGTTGTTGGAAATCCAACCTTGTACACTTTGAATTCTAACGGAAATAGTTTTCACCAAGTTTATGCAGAAGCATGTACTTTAGGGATGAATCTAACGACCAGAAGTTTAGACTCCACTGTTTTTGGTTTTGCTTCGTTGTCTAGCACTACAACTGGTCTTGTAGACAGTGGTGAACGCACTTACGTTGCTGAATTAAGGGCCACCTCTCAAATTGCAAATACACCACGGTCTTATCCGGGAGGGTTTATTCTTCCAAACCCCGGAACAGCAACTGCTGGAACATTAGTAAGCGAGTTGCTAGGATATTACGAAACTGGAACTTTTACCCCAATATTAGCAGATGACCAATCAGCGGGTAATGTTGCAACCATTGGTACTGCCAGTGGCTTGTACACAAGAATTGGCAACCGAGTATTTGTGACCATCTCTCTTACAAACATAACCACCACAGGTATGACTGCTGGTAATCAAACATTTATTCGGGGACTACCTTGGAATGTAAATTCTACCACTGACCTTCGTTCGGCTGGTGCTGTTTCATTTGCGTTAATTACAACAGCCACTGGTAGCATTACTACTCGTGCAATTGCTGGAACTGATTACATCAGTCTATTTGAGCAAACAACCACAGGACAGGCAACACTTTTAGTTTCAAAGTACACCAGTGGCAGCGCAGACTTGTACATTGAACTTTCTTACCAAGTGTAATTACGAAAGCAGTACATGATAAAAATTGATTTTACTATTAATGGGTTTACAGATGCTTTGCATTTAGCTGACGATCACGGCTTGACTGATGTTGAAATTGAAGCCATGAAGCAAGCTAGATATGACAAGTGGGATGCTTTTGTCAAGAATCCCCCCATTGTAGTTGACGAGTCTGTTGAGGAGTAATTATGGCAAACAGATATTGGGTTGGTGGAACGGGGACATGGAATACTTCATCTACAACTAACTGGTCAGCATCTTCTGGCGGAGCTAGTGGGGCATCCGTTCCCACTGCTGCTGATTCTGTATTTTTTGACCAAGCTAGTACGTATACAGTTACACTAACTGGAGCATTAACTTGCTTAGATATTACAGTGTCCGCAGGTACAGTAACATTTTCTGGAAGTGGAACACCTACTATTAGTGGTTCTATGTCTTTAGTTGCAGCAACTGTTTGGAATGCTACAGGTTTAATTACATTTAATGCTACAACAACTGGCAACACAATCACTACTAATGGCGTTAGTCTTTCAGCATCTATTACCTTTAACGGTGTAGGTGGTAGTTGGCAACTTGGAAGTGCACTAACTACTGGTGCTACCCGTGTAACCACACTAACCGCTGGCACATTAGATTTGGCAAGCTATACGTTAACTAGTGGTTTGTTTACTTCTTCCAATACTAACACTAGGGTAATGGCTTTTGGTACTGGTAAGATGGTTATAACGGGCTTAAACGCATCGGTTTGGACAACATCCATATCGACAGGTTTGACCATGACCGGAACAAGGACGGTTGAATTCACCGGGGTTGGCACAGCCGGACAAACTCGCACTATAACCGGAGGGTCTACTACCACTGACGGAACTGCTGCAAATGCAGTTAATATGTATTTTAAAGCTGGTGTGGATATTATTTCACTTGGTACTGGAAACCGTGTGTACGGAACACTGGATTTCACTGGGTTTTCTGGTTCAACAATTGCTAACATTGCGCCGCAAATTTATGGTGATTTAGTGCTTTCTACGGGTATGACTGTTACTAGCGGCACTAACATATGGACTTTTGTTGCAACCACATCACAAACTATTACCACTAACGGAAAAACTATTGACAACCCAATTAGGTTCAATGGTATTGGCGGCACTTGGGCAATGCAAGATGCACTGACGCTTGGTTCAACTCGCAACTTGACAATGACTAACGGCACGTTGCAACTCAAATCTGGCACAACAAATACAGTCGGAGCACTTCTCACCGCAGGTACAAACCAAAAGTTTCTTCAATCCACAACGCCGGGAACGCAAGCTACTTTATCCGACTCAAGCGATACAAACAGTGTCAACTATTTGACCATCCGAGACATTAACGCTACAGGCGGTGCAATATTTGAAGCTTATGTTACTAATAATAACGTAAATGCTGGCAATAATACAGGTTGGGATTTTTATCCAGTTACAAATTCTATTTATGATAGTTTACAGTTACGTGGTTACACAGGAACAGTAACTGATATGTTGTTACAATATTATAAAGCAAATGGTGCTACTAGTAATAGTTTACAAGATGCAGAGTCTCAGTTTTTAATTATTAAAGGTTATACTTTAGGTAGTAATACCGATAAGTGGTATGCTTATTTACGTAGTTTAAGTTTTACTGGAACTGTTACTGACATGTTATTTGACTATTGGAAAGACCCTGTATAATGTCTGAAATAAGCCACAAAGAAATTTATGAGCGACTTATTGCTGTTGAAAACAAAGTTGATACAGTTGCACAAAATACTAAAGATGTAGTAAACGCTTTTCATGCAGCACAAGGGGCATTTGTTGTTTTAGAATGGATTTCTAAAATAGCTAAACCTTTATTATTTATTGTTGGTCTTTCTACTGTTTGTGTAACGTGGTGGAATAACAGATGATTGCTGAACTTGCTGCTGCTAATGCAGCTTTTCAAGTTATTAAAACTGCATTAAACAACGGTAAAGAACTATCAGCTATTGGTGGTAAAGTTTTTGATTATTTTGATAATAAAGCAAAAATACAAGAAAAAGCTACTAAGAAAACAAATAAAAATGGTGATCGTTCGGATATGGAAGAATTTATGGCTCTTGAGCAGCTTAATGCCCAAGAGACTGAGTTACGTGAACGTATGATATATGCAGGTCGCCCCGGTCTTTGGGAAGATTGGATAAAGTTTCAAGCACAAGCTGCTAGCCGTAGACGTAGAAATAAAGAAATTGCTGCACGAAATGCACTAATTCGCAAACAAAAAATAAGTGATTTGATTGACGTTATAGTTCTATCTGTAGCATTTATTATTTTGGCTATACTAATATTGTATGGTATTTATATTTACGTTGTATATTTTTAATAGGAAGAGTATATGTTTCCATTAGCTGCAATATTAGATGTTGGTACTAAACTTATAGATAAACTTATTCCTGATCCGCAAGCTAAAGCACAAGCACAACTTGATTTAGCTAAAATGGCACAGGATGGTGAGTTAGCTAGATTAACTAACGACACTAAACTATATGAGATAGAACAAACTGCTGTATCAAATAGGTGGCAAGCTGACATGGGGTCAGATTCTTGGTTGTCTAAAAACATTCGACCAATGGCCCTTATTGCAATTTTTGTAGCATACTTTGTATTTACAATGATGAGTGCTTATGGATATAACGCACAAGAATCATACGTACAGTTACTAGGTCAATGGGGACAAATTATTTTCTTAGCTTATTTTGGCGGTAGAACTGTTGAAAAATTAGCAGATATGCGGAGTAATAAATGAAACTATCCAATAACTTTACACTTGAAGAATTAATTAAATCAGAGACAGCAATACGCCGTGGCATTAATAATACTCCTTCCTCTAGTGTCGTTGAAAATTTACAACAACTGGTTACTAACGTGCTGCAACCCATACGGGATAAGTTTGGCCCCATTACTGTAACTAGTGGTTATCGTTCAGCACAGTTAAATGTAGCTATAGGTGGTAGTGCTACTAGTGACCATGTATTAGGCATGGCAGCAGACATTGAAGTTCTTGGATTAGACAACAAAGTTTTAGCGCAATATGTCCAAAATAATATTAAATTTACGCAATTAATATTAGAATTTTACACTGAGGGTGATCCTCACAGTGGTTGGGTACATATTAGTTATGATAAAGATGATTTAAAACAAGAAGTATTAACCGCCGTTAAACGTAACGGTAAAACAGTTTATTTAAAAGGAATCTAAAATGCCATTAAAAGAAGGTAAAAGTAAATCAGCTATTTCTAAAAACATTAAAAAAGAAATGGATAGTGGTAAAAGTCAAAAGCAAGCTGTAGCAATTGCTATGTCTAAAGCAGGTAAAAGTCTGCCAAAACGAGGCGAACGAACTGCTAAAAATAAAGCTAAAAAATGAAGCTCGCTTACATAATTTGGGAAGATGCATCTGAATTAGATGTAACTGCATGGACATTTCAAGACGAAGGATTTGTGTATGTGCCAGTGTTATGTAAGCAAGTAGGGTGGGTTGTTTATGATGGCCCCGAAGGTATTATTCTTACGCAAGCAGTTACTAGTAATGGTGAAATAGCTAGACGTAATCAAATACCTAAACAAATGATTAGGAGTATCGAATGGTTGACCGAACCAAGTTCCTTGATGGCAGCGGCAAGCGAGTAATATTACAACTCTTTAAAGAGTTTGCTCGTCCTGATGTTAAGTTTAAACCTGTATATACATTACAAGAATGGAAAGATGTATTTCTTGATTGTCGTGATCCTTCAGAATACCAACCTGCACAACTATTGCTTGGGGATTGGGAACACTGGCTTGAAGTACGTAACCATGCTTTAATTAAACCACATGTAGATAAGTGGCAAGCCGAACTAGAAGTAAAGTTGCGTTCAGAAGCAATTAATCAAATGAAGAGTCATGCTAAACAACCGGGAGGCACTGCTGCTGCTAAGTGGTTGGCTGATAAAGGATATGCCTCAGAAGCCGTTAAAAAGCCCGTAGGAAGGCCTAAAAAGGAAGAGGTAGAACTACCCCCTATCCCTAGTCGTATTGCAGGTGATATGGCTCGTTTAGGAATTGTAATTGGAGGTAAACGATAATGCCATTTATGACCAACGGTAAACGTGATTATAAAAAACAATACGAAAAGTATGATGGTAAAGAGGATGTAAAAAAAGATCGGGCTAAACGTAATGGTGCACGCCGTATGTTGGAGCGTGAAGGTAAGGTTAGCAAAGGTGACGGTAAAGATGTAGACCACAAAAAGCCACTAAGTAAAGGTGGCAGTGCTAGTCGTGGTAATTTACGTGTTACTAGTAAGAGTGCTAATCGTAGTTTTGCCCGTAAGAAGAATGGAACAATGAAATGAAACCCAAATCAAAAGTTAATTCTGCTAATGTTTATACAAAACCAACTATGCGTAAAGAGTTGTTTAAAAAAATTAAAGCTGGCACTAAAGGTGGTGATCCCGGTGAGTGGTCAGCACGTAAAGCACAGTTGTTAGCTAAAGAATACAAAGCTAAAGGTGGAGGGTATAAATCATGAGTAAAACTGCTAAACACTATTTACCAAGTGGCAAAGAATATAAAGGCCCAATTCATAAGATGGGCAGCCAGTTACATACTGGAGCAAAACACTCTGAAAAGAGTCAAAAACTTAGCCATACACCGCCTAAGAAAAAGAAATGAAAAATCCACAACAATCTTTAAAGGAGTGGACAGCACAAAAGTGGCGAACATCTGATGGTAAACCATCTAAAGGTAAAAAACGATATTTACCTGATGCTGCTTGGGATGCACTTTCTTCTTCTGAAAAAGCTGCTACTAATAAAGCTAAAGCTAAAGGAAATGCTAAAGGCAAACAGTTTGTAGCACAACCTAAAAAAATTGCTTCTAAAACATCTAAATATCGTTAAAGGATATACATGGCTAAAGACCCAAGATTAGAACGTGCTGGTGTATCTGGTTTTAATAAACCTAAACGCACACCTAGTCATGCTACTAAATCACACGTAGTAGTTGCTAAAGAAGGCGACAAAGTAAAAACTATTCGTTTTGGTCAACAAGGTGTGACTGGTGATAAACAACCTACAGCACGACAAAAAAGTTTTAAAGCACGACATGCTAGTAACATTGCCAAAGGCAAGATGAGTGCTGCATATTGGGCAGATAAAGTTAAATGGTAATGACTGAAAAAGAACTAGTAAAGCAAGCGGCAGAAGCTGACTTGCTTACATTTATTCGTCTTGTTGCACCCCATCGTGTGTTGGGTTCAGTGCATGAGGAGTTGTGTGCTTGGTGGCAACGTCAAGATGCTAAGGATAACCAACTTGTGTTGCTTCCTCGTGACCACCAAAAGAGTGCAATGATTGCCTATCGTGTGGCACACCACATTACTAAGCATCCTGAAGCTACAGTGTTATATGTATCTGCTACAGCTAACTTGGCTGAAAAACAATTAAAAGCTGTTAAAGACATTCTATTATCTGATATTTACCGTTTCTATTGGCCTGAGATGGTTAATGAAATGGAAGGTAAACGAGAGCGTTGGGCTGCGGATGAGATTAGTGTTGACCACCCTAAGCGTAGAGCAGAGGGTATTCGTGATGCAACTATTAAAGCAGCAGGTATTACAGCTAACGTAACAGGGTTGCATTGTTCTGTTGCTGTGTTAGATGACGTAGTAGTCCCTGATAATGCCTATTCTCAAATTGGACGTGACCAAGTAAGGGCATTCTATTCACAATTATCCTCCATTGAATCTACTGGTGCTAAAGAGTGGGCTGTAGGTACACGTTACCATCCCGGTGACTTGTACAAAGATATGATGGAAATGAATGAGTCCTACTATGATGAGGATAAGGACGAAGAAGTCGAGTTGGAAGTGTACGAAACATTCGAACGTGTTGTCGAGACTAATGGTGAATTCCTATGGCCTAAACAACGGCGTACAGATGGTAAGACTTTTGGTTTTGACCAAAAAGAATTAGCCCGTAAAAAAGCAAAGTATTTGGATATTACTCAGTTTTATGCCCAATACTACAATAACCCTAATGCTGTGGAAACACAGCTTATTGACCGTAGTAGGTTTAACTACTATGAAAGGGATAAGATTGAAAACTTTAGCGGTGCTTGGTACTTTGGTGATAAGCTTCTCCATGTGTATGCAGCTATGGACTTTGCTTACACAGTCAGTAACAACTCAGACTATACTGTTATTGCTGTGGTAGGTGTAGACGAAGATAATAACTATTATGTCCTTGATATTGACAGATTTAAAACAAACAAGATTTCTGTTATGTACGATAGGGCTGAATCAGTGTTTAGGAAGTGGCGATTTAAAAAGATGCGTTGTGAGATTGTAGCTGCACAGCGACTCATTGTAAGCCAGTTCCGTGACTACATGCGTAGTCAAAACATTGTGTTTACCATTGATGAGTATAACCCCCCTAAGACTATGAACAAAGCAGAGCGCATTGCTTCTATCTTAGAACCCCGTTATACCAACAATCAAATCTGGCACTACAAAGGCGGTAACTGCCAAGTGCTAGAAGAAGAACTCATTATGAATAACCCTGAGCATGATGACGTTAAAGATGCTTTAGCGGCTTGTGTTGAGATTTGTAAATCCCCAGTATCTAGCAGGTCATGGGGTAAGAAATCAAACATCATTGCATTTAATTCTAAATTTGGTGGCGTAGCCTACTAAGAGGACAATATGAACGAAAACGTACAAGTAAGTTTTGATAACGATAGCCTAGCAAATAAAATTGCTGATATGTGGGTTAAGTGGGACACTAACCGTTCGGTATGGAAATCAGACCAACAAGAGTTACGTAACTACTTGTTTGCCACTGATACACGTAAAACTAGTAATAGTAAACTCCCTTGGAAAAACTCTACAGTAACTCCTAAACTAACTCAGATTAGGGACAACTTACATGCCAACTACATGGCTGCGTTGTTCCCATCTGAGACTTGGTTTTTTTGGGAAGCCACTGATAAAAGTGAAGAGTTAACTAAAAAGCGTTATGCCATTACTAACTACATGAAACAGAAGCTAAAAGCTTCTAACTTTCAACTTCTTGTTTCTCAACTAGTTTACGACTACATTGATTTTGGTAACGTAGTTGTCACATATGATTATATACGTGATGTTATTAGTGACGCTACAGGTAATGTAGTTAGTCGCTACATTGGCCCTAAAGCCTATCGCATTAATCCTACAGACATTGTGTTTAATCCGTTGGCTGAAACCTTTGATAAGACCCCTGTAGTGCGCCGTATGCTTAAATCACTAGGCGACTTGATGACTGACATTGAGACTAAGCCAGCACTAAACTACAGCAAAGAAGTGTTAAACAAAGCTTTACAGTTCCGTCAAAACTATCGTGATGATCCAGAGTTCAAGAAAGAATTGAACATGGCTATTGATGGCTTTGGTAGTGCTGACGAATACCTAGAAAGTGACATGGTTGAGTTGCTAGAGTTTTGGGGAGACATTTATGATCCTGAAAAGAAGCTGCTTTTACGCAACCAGTTAATTACAGTTATTGATCGTAAGTGGATTTTACGTAAACAACCTAATCCAATGTGGACAGGTAGCAAACCCATGTTCCATTGTGGTTGGAGATTACGTACAGATAACCTTTGGGCACAAGGGCCACTAGACCAGTTGGTTGGTATGCAATACCGAATTGACCATTTGGAAAACTTGAAGGCAGACGTATTTGACCTCATTGCCTACCCTGTTATGGTGGTCGGTGGTAACACTGTGGAAGAGTTTGAATACGAACCCGGAGCCACTGTGTTCGTTGGTGACGAAGGTAGTTTAACTTTCTTACGTCCTGATGCTACAGCATTACAGGCTGACATGCAGATTAATGAGCTTATGAACCGTATGGAAGAGCTTGCAGGAGCGCCTAAACAGGCTATGGGTATCCGTACCCCCGGTGAGAAGACAAAGTACGAAGTACAAAGCTTAGAGAACGCTGCTGGACGTATTTTTCAAAGCAAGGTGAGTTGGTTTGAACGAAACATCCTAGAACCTCTACTAAACGGCATGTTAGCTGAAGCTGTACGTAACTTTGAAGGTGTTGAGCGTATTCGTTCAATTGACGAAGATTATGGTACTGAATCCTTTGTAGACGTTACAAAAGATGACCTAATGGCTGCTGGTAAAATCTATCCTTTAGGTGCTCGTCATTATGGTGAACAAGCAAGATTCATTCAAGAATTGTCACAAACTATGGCTGCTGTACAAGCTATGCCAACTGTGGCTGCTCATATCAGTGGTAAAGCTATTGCTAAAGCTTTGGAAGAGAATTTAGGTTGGCAGAACTATCGTATTGTTCAAGACAATGCTATGATTTTTGAACAAGCTGAAACACAACGACTAATGAATCAGGTATCTGAAGACATTCAAACTGAGGCCACAATTAGCCCTGAAGGGCCAGATGTTGACATGCCTCAGTAATTGTGGTAGTATATTATATATAAACTAATATAAGGAATATATAATGAATAAAGTATTATTAAATAATAAACCTAAAGATAGTAGTAATGAAGAGTTTATTAAAGCTTGGAATAATAGTAGTTATACATTAGAAGCTTTATATAAAACACTATTATCTTTAAAAGAAGATATTAGTAATATTAAAAAAGATGACTTTGATTGTCCTAACCATTATGCTAAACTAGCGTACAACTTAGGACAAATTAAAGCATATGAGTTTATCATGTCAATGTTACCAGATACAGCTAAAAGGTGACATTTTTTAATTAGCCTACTCTAAGGCTACCAATTTTTAGGAGAACTTCGCATGACCAATGCAACAATTTTTAGTGGTGAGACAGACAATTCTTCCACTAACCAACCAGCAGCGACAACTGATGGATCGCTTTTCACTGCACTTGTGGGTGAAACGCAAAAATACAAAACTCCAGACGAGTTAGCTAAAGCTTATAATAACGCTGACCAGTTTATTGAAACCTTAAAAGAGGAAAATCGTAAACTACGTGAGCAAGCTGCTTCAGCTAAAACTATTGATGAAGTTTTGGAACGTATGTCAAAGCAAAGTGGTGCACCAGAGGCCGACAATCCTCCTGTACAGGGTCTAACCCCTGATGTTGTGCAACAGCTTGTAGAGAAGACGTTAGAGGGTCGTAAACAGCAAGATACTAAGACAGGCAATTTGCTTAAAGCTGATGCTCTTATGAAAGAGAAGTTTGGTGATAAAGCAGAACAGATGTTTAAGCATAAAGCTTCAACTCCTGATAAAGCCCGTATCCTTATGGAACTAGCTGCGACTGATCCGACTGAGTTTGTATCTTTGTTCGGTGGTGGGTCATTCCTTCCAGCAAATAACTTTGATAACAATTCAGTAAATACCACTTCCGTAACTTCAAATGGCGGTGATCGTAGTAAGATAGAAGGAACAAAAGAATGGGCTACTAAAGTCCGTAAAGATGATCCTAACACTTACTGGTCACAAGAGTTTCAATATAAGTTACAACAAACTGTTTCTAAAAACCCGACCTTATATTTTGGTCAATAAGGAGAATTAAATGGCTGGTGTTGATTACGCAAAGGTTAATGAAAACCTCGTTCGTGCAGAACTTTGGTCTGCTGAACTAAAAGACGTTCTACAAGAACAACTCATGGGCACACGCTACGTGCGTATGCTAAATGGTTTCCCTGATGGCAACCAATTCACAATTCCTTCTGTTGGTGAACTACCAATGCGGGAAACTGCTGAACTAACCCCCGTTGTGTATGACGCAATGGATACTGGTGAGTTCAACTTCACTATTGATCGTTACGTTGAATCTGCTACCTATATCACTGATAAGGCTAAGCAAGACAGCTATTACGCTCAACAATTAATTGGTATGTTTCCTACCAAGATGCGCCGAGCTTTAGATGAGAACTTAGAAACTTCTGTTTTCTCTTTAGCTAACACACAAACTGCTAACAACGCCAACTCAATTAACGGTGCTTCACACCGCTTCATTGCTTCTGGTAGTTCTAACACTGTGTTGTCTTTAGATGACTTTGCTAAAGCTAAGTTTGCTTTAGATAAAGCACAAGCTGGTGGTAGCCGTGTTGCTATTATTGATCCATCACAAGAGTATGTGTTTAACCAACTAGTTGGTGCACAAGCTTTCATTAACAACCCACAATTCGGTGGTATTGTTAACGGTGGTTTCGTGAACGAAGTTACTGGTATGCGTTTCGTTAAAAACATTTTCGGCTTTGACGTTTATGTTTCTAACTTCCTAGCTACTCCTACTGACACAGCTATTAACGCTGATGGTCGTGGTAGTGTTAACACCCCTGCATCCCCTGTGACTAACGTGTTTATGTCTGTTGGTGGCGATCTAACTCCTTTCGTTGGTGCTTATCGTCAAATGCCTCGTGTTGAATACGAGCGTAACAAAGACCTACGCCGTGACGAGTATGTGATGAACGCACGTTTTGGACTCAAGCTATATCGCCCTGAGTGCTTAGTGTCAGTCATCTCTAAGTCTACCATCTAAACTAACTAACACTAGGGGATTTCTCCTAGTGTTTTTTATCTAACATATAAAGGAATTTAAAATGACTCGTCAATCTACTTGGACTAACGCCGATGGCTTAGTTGTCGGTTTCGGCCCTAACCTCCCTGAACGTAACGTTGCAGGTGATTATTCAACTGATGGTGCTTTTAAAGAAGCAGTGTTACAGATTACATTTCAATCATCTGGCGCAGTGATTCCAGTCCCTGCTGGCAGTGCTGTTGTGGATGTTAACCTATTAGTTGGTACAGCATGGGTAGGCGGTACTAAAGTTGAAATTGGTGATGCAACTGATCCTGATGGCTGGATTTCAGCTACTCAAGGTGCTACTGCTAACCTAACTGCTGGTGCTGATATTGTTGCTGGTGGTTCTTATGCTATTGGTGACGCTGCTACTAACCGTGGCTTAGCTAAGGTGTATGCTACTGCAACTAACCTAACTGCAACCATCACTGGTACATTCACTGCTGGTACAGCTACTGTCGTAGTACGTTACATTTAATGTAAATTAACGGGGAAACTCTCATAAGGGGTTTCTCCGTTTCCTTTTGGAGAAATAGATGGCTAATATTCAGCACTCAGCACTTACTGACCCTCAACTACATGAACCTAAAGGGGCATCTACTGCCGCCAGTGGTAAAGTGTATGTAGCTAATGGTAGTGGTAGTGGAACATGGCAGTTTATTGCTGGACACGCATACGGTGATTTATATATTACTGCTAGCAGTGTTTCTCAAACATTATCTGCTTCTAGTGCTTTAGCTAAATTAAATCCAACTGGTGCATGGGTTGCTAACGGATACCAGAACATTACACCTTCCGCAGCTAATGGACAGTTTACAATTACACAAGCAGGTATTTACCAACTTGATTTTTGGATTGTATTTGAAACTGCTGCAATTGCTAGCGGTGCAGCGTATAACTTTCATTATGCTGTAAACGGCACTGCATCTACACGTAAAGTGTATGTTAAAAAAACAACCAATGGTGTGGATACATTACACTTAGCTTCTAATGGGTATGTTACTTTAGCTGCTAATGACATTGTTACAATACAAGTAGGTGGTGATGGTACTTCTTCATCTACTGCTATTATTGCTAAAGAAGCTGGTTTAAGTTGTTTACTAATTGATCCCTCATAAGGAAGTGTATGGCTAAACTTTCTTTACTAGACATGACGCAGAACATTCTTTCTGCATTAGATTCAGACCCCGTAAGTAGTATAGATGAAACAGTAGAAGCTGTACAAGTTGCAGAACTTGTTAAAGAGGCTTACTTTGAATTACTAAGCCAGCGTGACTGGCCTTTTCTGTTTCAACTTGCACCATTACAAGCATTAGGTGATACTAATAACCCTACTAAAATGAAAATTCCAGATACATGGAATAAAGTTAAATGGGTCAAATATAATAAAAAAGAAGTAACGTGGGTAGACCCTCAAACATTTAACGACATTATTACTAACCGTGTTGCACAAAGTGGTGTTATTAATGCTAATGGATATGTCATTAACCAAGACCCTCAATACTGGACTAGTTATGACGATCAGTTTTTAATTTTTGATGGTTATAATAGTAGTGTAGATAATACGTTACAGGCTAATAAAAGTAGTGCCTATGGCACACAACAAGCTAGTTGGACACACATGGATAATTTTGTTCCAGCTATTCCCGAAAAGTTTTTTCCTACATTGTTAGCTGAAGCAAAGAGTCAAGCATTCGTTAACTTAAAGCAACAAAGTAATGCTAGAGAAGAACGCAAAGCAACTAGAGGACGAATGGCAATGCGTAACGATAGTTGGAAAAATGAAAACGGTGAAGTTAAATACAACACACGAGTTAATTACGGGAGATAACATGGCTACTAAACAAAAAAGTGTTGATAAACAAGTTAAAGAAGTATTAAATCAGTCTCCTAAAGTTGAAGAAGTAGAAGTAAAACTTAAGTATGAAATGCCTGAAGAACTTGAAGATGTTAACAAACACAAATGGAAAGGCGAAATGAAATGACCACTGCCTACGATAAAGTCATGGAAAAACACCAAGAAAAAAAGTTAGTAGCTAAAGAACGTAAAGAAGAACGTGAAGAGTCAGGCATTGTAAATAAACTTGCTATTGATCGTACTCCAATGGGTTTATATCAGGCACGTTATTCAATGCGTGGCCCTGTACCTGATGAACTCAAAGGTTTGTTCACACGTAAAGAACGTATCTTAGCAATTGCAAAACAACGAGGTATCGAAGTTGAAGAAGTCACTACGTAAAGAAGACGCTATGCAACGTCAACAACGTCTTGCTAAATTAGTAGAAGTTGGTGAAAAAGCTAAGCGTGAATTAGGTATTGAAGAACAACCAAAAAAAGATGACGTAAATCGTCATAAGTGGAAAGGTGTAATGTAATGTCAGCACAAGCTTCAGTAAAGGATTCGTTTACGTTTGTAGGTGGTCTAGTCACTGAAGGCGGCTATTTTCTTACGCCTGAAAACAGCTACAAAGAAGGTGTTAACGTAATCCCACAAGTTGACGGTACTATTGAACGCCGTAATGGTTTGGATTATGAAACTGGATATAACTTACATGCTGCTGCCATTACTGCTGACAGTAAAGATTTATGGGCCTTTACCACAGGTACATGGTCTACTGTAGCTGGTAGTGGCAATAGGGATTTTATTGTAACGCAGACAGGTCGTTATTTAAACTTCTATAATGCTGCTACTGGTAGTGTTAGTGCGTCACGCAATACAGTGTTTCGTATTGATTTAGAAACCTACAAAGTTCCCGGTAACCCCAACACTGTTGGTTCAGGAATTTGTAGTTTTGCTCCTACTTATGGGCGACTTATTGTTACTAGTGCAGACACGTTACCATTATTAGTAAGTTATGCACCAGTTGAAGGTAATGAAAATACATGGGGAACTTTTACAGTTAAAACACTAGATTTAGAAATTCGTGATTTTAAAGGTGTTGCACTTATTGATAATAGTGGTAATAGTGTTCCAATTAATGCTGAATACGATGATGCAGGATGGGCAGCATTAGGTGTAGATGTTACTGATGTTAAATATAACTTGTATAACCAAGGTTGGACAGATACACAAATTAATTCTTATAAAGGTGCTAACTCAAACAAATACCCAGCTAATACTAAAAGTTGGATTTATGGTAAAGATAGTAATGATGATTTCAGCCCCGGATTCTTAAACAAACAAGATTTTGGTAATTCTCCTGCTCCTAAAGGACACTTTATTATTGATCCTTTTGAAGACATTGTATATCGTCCTAAAGTATGTGCTTTTTTTGCAGGGCGTACATGGTATGCAGGTATGCCAACATCTGACTTATTAGGAACTGTATTTTTTAGTCAAGTATTAGATAATATTGATAAAGTAGGTAATTGCTATCAAACTAACGATCCAACATCTGAAGTTATTAGTGATTTAGAAGATGATGATGGTGGTACTATTGAAATTCCTGAAGCTGGTGAAATTGTCTCATTACAACCACTAGGTCGTGGTATTATGGTATTTGCCACTAACGGCGTGTGGTTTATTTCTGGTGTAGACCAAGGTTTTAAAGCATCTAACTACGCAGTTGATAGGGTATCGGCTGTAGGTTGTTTAGCAGGTAAAAGTGTTGTAGCTGTAGAAGACACAGTGCTTTATTGGAGCACTAGTGGTATTTATGTTGTTAGTGCAACTAATTCTGTAGAATATACAGCTACTAATATTAGTGAAAAAAACATTAAAACTTTTTATCAAGACATTCCAATTTTAGGTAAATTGTATGCTGAAGGCTCGTATAATGCTACAAATAAAACTATTTATTGGTTATATTCAAACTCAAGTAATACATCTACTAGTAGTGGTAGATTCAATAAAAACACTATTCTTGCCTTTGATGCCCGTTTAAATAGTTGGTATTGGTTTTCCATTAATACCTCTATTGGTGTTATTCCTGTATCTATTGAGGTTACTAAAGAAACAACTACTATTACTAACGAGTACGAAGTTATTGCTGGTGTAGATGATGTAATAGCTAATACAGATAATGTAATTGCTAACGTAGCTAACGTGTCTGGTACAAATAAAGCATATAAAATACTAATATTACATCCAGTTAACAGTAACAATTATTCTGTAACGTTTGCTGATTTTGATAATACACGAGATAGTTCTACTAAGTTTAAAGACTGGTATTCCTTCAACAGCGTTGGTGTTGAGCAACCTGCCTATTTTATTACTGGATATAACATGGGTGGTAATGGCCCTGCTAGGATTAAATCGGGGCAATATCTAACTGTCTTTATGAAGCGCACTGAAACAACATTTGATAGTAATACTATTCCACTCAATCAAAGTAGTTGTAAAATGCAAAGTCTTTGGGATTTTACTGACAATAATTACCCCGGTAAGTGGGCTGCTGAAGTAGAAGTATATCGTCAACTACGTCCTTACTTTGCTAATCCTAGTACTACATTTGATGATGGTTATCCACTAGTTATTTCAAAAAATAAATTACGTGGTAGAGGTAAAGCAGTGCAGTTTAAGTTTACTGCACAAGCTGGTAAAGATATGAAGATTGTAGGTTGGACAGGAACATTTGTGGGGAATACTAATGTTTGATGTATTTTGGGAAGATGAAGATGGGACATTAAAGTTTCAACATCACATGGGGCGTGTTTACGCACATGCCGTTACTAATAAGTGGAATAAACGTGTGTACATGAAATGTCTAGACGTATGGCATGTTGCAAAAGAAGAACTAAGAGAAGCAGGGCATAACGAAGTGTTTGTACTTATTCCTGCTGACAATCAAACGTTAATTAGGTTTGAAACAATTTTTGGCTTTAAACCTGTTAAACAAATTAACAATGCTCTTTTAATGGTTTGTTCAACGGAGAAATAAAATGGGAATGGATCCAATTACTATAGCATATATTGCTCTTGGCGCATCAGCCGTAAGTAATATTTCTAGTGCTAATCAACAAAAAAAAGCAGCACAAGCATCACAGCGTCAGTATGAAGCGGAAGGACGTAAAGCTGAAATACAAAATATTCGCTCTATGCGTCAGCAAATTCGTGAAGCTCGTATGGCACAAGCATCTATGACTAACGTAGCTGCACAAACAGGTGGTATGGGTGGTAGTGGTTTAGCTGGTGGAACAGCTAGTGTTGGTTCTCAACTAGCTGGTAACTTAGGTTATATGGCACAAATTGCAGAACAAAATACTGCTATTACTAATGCAGCAATTAGTGCTTCTAATTTCCAAACTGCGGGTACTATTTTTGGTACTATTGGTAATCTAGCTGGTACATATGCTAAAATAAATACTCCTACTAAACCTACTACACAAGGTTAATAATGATGTTATACGAAGAAGATGGTGCAGCACAACCTGAACAAAGCTTATACACTGCTGAAGACACTGTAGCTGCTCCTGACACTAGTGTGGGAAACTATTCAGTTGTTAAAGGCATTGTAGCAACGGCTACTGGAAATACAGATATTTCAGATGAGATTAATTTTGACCAGTTTGTAGATGGTAATTGGCGTACCACTGTACCTGAACAGAATAACATTGACCGTGATATTGCGGTTAAAGCTGCTTCTGAAGGTAACGTAAATATTGTACAACAAACACTAGATAGTGTTGCTGCACGTAATCGCATGTACGGTGAAGTTAGTATTAATAACGTTAATGATGTTCGTGCTAAATTAAAAGAACTTACAACACAAGCTGTAGAAACAACTGCTGTACGTAATCCTTCTGTTTTATTTAATAACACTCCTGCTGAAATTAACGAGTCTACTACTCGCATGTCTAAGCGTTTAAGTGCTGCTGCAACACTAGACAAAGCTATACAAGATGGTAAAAGTTGGTCTACTATTGGCTTAGGATTTTTATATGAGTTTACTCCAATGGCTGCTGAACAAGGTGCAGCTATTGATAGAGTAGCAGTTAAATATGGCGTCCCTGCGGATGCCATTAGTCGTACTTCTGGTAGATCACAAACTAAAAGTTATTTACAAGCTGCATTTAATGCACAACCTGAAGAGTTAAAAGGTGAGTGGTTATCTGGTTTGTATAACGATTTAAAAGATAGTTGGTTGATTACTGATTGGCAAGCTGCGTTACTAATACAAGAGGTTGCTACTGGTGAAGAACAAACGTGGGATGGTTTATCAGATTGGTTAGATAGACTAGGTGTAGTAGGTGCTGCTCTAGCAGGTGGTGGTGCTGTTATTAAATCAGCAAAACTATTTAAAAATGCTAGTGCATTACAAAGTGTAGAACGATCACTAACTGCTGCTGGTGGTAAGAATGCTATTATGGCTGCCGAAGCTGCTAAAATTGCGTCACAAGTGGCTAACAAACAACGCTTACAAGCTGTAGGTGTAGTTGCTGGTGAACTAACAGGTATTAGTACAGCCATTGACTTAGGTAAACTAGTCAGCATGAATGCTGCTAAAATACTACCTGATGCCATTACAACGGCTGCTGATGATTTACAAAAAACTATTCGTGCACCTGTTGAGAAACTAATTGCCGAACTACAAGATGTAGTTGCGTCTAAAGGTGTTCGTGCATCTGAAGCTGCTGCTGAACTTACAGACTTACAGCGCATCTATTCTAAAACAAACAACCCTAACGTACACTCAGTAGACCCATTCACTCTATCTGAGAATGGTTTAGTTATTACTGGTAAAGTATTTTATAAACCAGATACAGCGTCTAGTTTCTTAACTAAAGAGGCGGCTGAGTCCTACATTAAAGTTGCCGATCCAACAGGGTCTATTGGCATGAAGGTTGTACCTGACACTACTAACACAGGCTTTTTGGTTGAAGAGAGTGTTAAGAAAGATTTACAACTACGTAAATCTGCACTAGAAGCATTGGTATTAGAAGAACTAAATAAGAGTAAACCTAAGCGTGGTAAGAAAGCACCTACTGTAGAAACACCCCCAGTAGAACGTGCTCCAGCACCTAAAGCTCTAACAGATAGTAAGCCTCGTTACAAAACATCACAACTTACATTTGAAGACGATGTAGATAAAGCTGCCTATCAAATTGGTAGTAAAACTGCTACTAGTAAGAGTGATAAAGAAATTAAGACTTGGTTACAGAATACAACTGGTTGGGATGATGCCACCATTGCTGGTCATGCACAAACTGTACGTGACTACATCAAGGCTAACGAAGGCATGGTAGATGATGCAGGTAACATTGTGGTTGCTAGTCAAGTACCAGTAGGTCGCCCTTCTTCAATTGCACAAGTTGATGCTAATATTTTATTTGCTAACTTACAAGTTGCCTCCGGTACTACCACTGTTGGCAACATCACTATGTCTGCTGGTGTTAAGAAGGCATTTGTTGTAGAGTTTGTTAGCAAGCTAGGTAAAGCACTAGGCATGGACAACCGTAAACTTGTAGTTATGGACTACGAAGATATGGTTAAGAGTAAAGACCCAACAGTACGTGCACGTGTAACAGACATAAAACAAAACCACGGTAGTGCTGGTGCTATACATTATGACTACGGTAATGGTCAATCGTTAATCGTAATGCGCCGAGGTACAAATAAAAATCCTTTATCACTACGTCAATACATGGAAAACTTTGCCCATGAATATGGTCACGCTTTTGAAGCAGAGTTTTCTACAAAGTATTTTGGCATTATTAATAGTAGTTTTAACAAGTGGTTGCGTGCTAAAGGCATTAAGTTTACAGGTGAGGGGGACACTAAGTCTGTTCTAGATGTGTTCCCCCCTGAAGCATTATTAGAATATCGTTCCATTACCAACGCAGAAGACATTGCTGTCAACTGGATTGATAAGTGGGCTGGTGGTGACTACGGTAAGTATCAGGCATACGAATCTCAGATTCACAAGTGGGCATCTAGCTACAGTGAATTCTTTGCTGAGAACTTTGCTAAATGGGCCTTCAGTGATGAAATACCTACCACGGTATTAGGACAGGCATTTAAGCGCCTTGTAGACGGTTTTAAGCTAATTGCTAGCGATGTTATGGATAGGCTAGCTAAGCTAGGTATCGTAGCTGATGTTGGTAAAGTAGACAAGAACATTGCCGCTATGCTCAATACCCATGTTAAGCAACTACAAGAACAAGCTGTTCAAGTAAATGCCAACATGACAATGATTGCATCTGAAAGCAAAAAGATTAAACCAACACTTGCCTCTCTACAAAAAGAGTTGGACGAAGTGATGGATGAACTCAACGCAATTGAAGATGCTGAAAAAGGATTGAAGACAGGGTGGCTAGTTGAGCAACCTATTAACCGTACGCTAGATTATTCCATTGTTGGTAAATATTCTGATGATGATATTAATAGCGCAGCACGATTTGCTATGGGCGATTGGGCATTTGCTACATCCAGTGAACTATATTCACAACGTCTTGTAGGTATTAATCAAGGTAGCCGTTATCAGAAGTTGTTGACTAACTTTGTACGACCATCCATTGAGAAGCTAAGTAAAGCAGATATGGTGGCACTGAATGATGCATTAGTCATCGGTGATAAAGAGGGTAAACTATTCTCAGCACATGAACTAGCTGGTCAAGGTCTGTCAT